TGCTCCTAATCAAGTGTTTAGTCCTGTTATCAGCATTCCTGAACTTGAAGCACTAGTAGGTAATTGGAGCTTCTTTGAGACTAACATTCACAGTAAGTCATATAGTCACATCATTCGTAATGTATATGGAGTTCCTAAAGAAGAATTCAATAAGATACATGACACAAAAGAGATTATTGAAATGGCTGCAAGTATCGGTAGATACTATGAAAACCTACATCAACTTAATTGTTTAAAAGAAACTGGTGGTGAAGTAACAGAACGTGAACATATTAAAGCTATCTGGATGGCATTACATGCAAGCTATGCATTAGAAGCATTCAGATTCATGGTAAGTTTTGCAACAAGTCTTGCTATGGTAGAGAATCGAATTTACATTGGTAACGGAAACATTATCTCCTTGATCCTGCAAGATGAGTTGCTTCACGCTGAGTGGACAGCTTGGTTGATTAATAACGTAACCAAAGATGATATCCGATTTGCTTCTATCGTAGAAGAATGTCGTACTGAAGTATATGCATTGTATATGGAAGTTATTAAAGAAGAAAAAGAATGGGCTGATTATCTATTCAGTAAGGGCGTAGTGATCGGGTTGAATGCTGAGATATTAAAAGATTTTGTAGACTTCACCGCGTTCAATAAGTTGAAAGAAATTGGTATAAAGTATACGGAAAACTATCCTAAGCATAGTCCTATCCCGTGGTTTAACAAGCACGTTAACATCAATAAAAAACAAACGGCATTACAAGAAAATGAGTCAACCAACTATGTTATCGGCGTAATGTCAGATACGGTTAACTACGAAGAATTGCCAGTACTATAAAAGGAATATAATGACAGCAATTGTATGGAGTAAGGATTCATGTCCTTACTGTGTGCAGGCTAAAGCCCTGCTCACGCAAAAAGGTATCATGTATGAAGAACGAAACATCATGCACGGTACTTGGACAAAAGAACAACTATTAGAAGCAGTACCAACTGCCCGCACACTCCCTCAGATTTTCCTAGACGGAGAATTGATTGGTGGGTTCACTGAACTCAAAACAAAATTAACAGAAAGTAAATAATGCTACAAATAGCCCTAGAACCAAATACAGTATATACATTTAAATTAAACAGCGGAGAAGAACTTATCGCTAAAGTAAAACTATCCGGCGGTGATTGGATTCTAATTGAAGAACCCGTTTCTATCGCACCAATGCAACAGGGTATGCAAATGATCCCTAGCGTTTTTACCGCAGATCCGAAGGCAGAATTCAAGCTAAATACTAATAGTATTGCAATAGTTGCAACTACGGATGATAGCTTGAAGATGAAGTATCTTGAGGCTACAACAGGTATTAAAGTACCAGACAAAAAATTAATCTTAGGATAATATGCCAGCATTAAGTCGTGTAGGAGATCAGAATCAACCCGGTGGGGCAATCGTCCGCGGAGCTGATTCAGTATATGCTAATGGAATCCGTGTTGGACTACATGTTAGTACTATTACTCCACACGCACCATGGGGTAGACCACATCCACCACACAAATCAGCAACCACTACCGAAGGTAGTCCTACTGTGTTTGCAGAAGGTGTACCTGTTCTCAGAGTAGGGTCAGGAAACAGTTGCGGTCATAGTATCGTACAAGGTAGTCCTGATGTATTTGTGCCATGAGTTTAACCGGTAAATATTCTCCCCTTAACTTAAACAGTTTGGGGTCTTTCGTTCAGAATGAAGGCTTACGTATCAATGCAGTTGCGCAAAGCCATATGGGAACTAGTAATTCTCTATCTAACTATGTAATGGGATCTACTACACAAGGTACTGTGTTACGTATGTTAGTACTGAGTATTAGAGCAGGATTCTTAAACAGTAACCTCACTGTCTATAATAGTTTAATTTCAATAGGCTCTACTTCTATCCCTGTATTAGGTGATAGCAAGCCACCTGAATATACTAGAACAGCATCACTTAACCCGTACCCCAACGCAACTCCCTACACAAGTGAGTATACTAGTTTTGGGTGGTTACGTATCATACCGTTACAAGCACATTATGAATTCTACATAAACAACGGATCATATACTGATTTCTTGTTCACGTTTAATATGGCCCATGGATTTATTAGTCAGTCAAACAAAGCGATTGATGCAATGAATGCATCAGATACATATTTAGATGGTGCGTATAGTAATATGAACGACCTAGTAACTGCTGATTTTTCGGGAGTTACTTTGGCATTATTCTTTTGGGGGCAAGACTTAATTGCGTCCGGTAGAAGTATTGATTTGCATAATATCGATAAGTTTGGTAGCCCCGTAGTATTATTAAAAACATTATTTAAAACTAAGTCACTTACTAAAGCAGTAAATTTGGCATTGCTAGCGGCTGGGTTTTCTTCGGATGAAATAGATTCTCTTGTTGCAGGTACCGAACCCAGTACTGACCAGCAGAAAAAACTATATAGTGCATTTTGTATTGTCATGGGCATAGACCTTGTTGAAGTTATGATAGGTTTGAATTGTCAAACTAAAGGAGTAAGAACACTTGCCGATTTATTGGATCCAAAATACTTGTTCCCAAATAGTTATGCTACATTAACTTCACCTACATATAATGGTGTGCCTGGTCCCACTAATAGTAAAACTTACTATCTAATATACACTTCCGGAGAAGTGACTTCTTACATAGTAAACAACTATGGTGAGAATTTAAAAATAATTTTACCTGACGCATTAGCTAGTGCATGTGATGCATTCTCTACTACAATGTTGCAAATTAAAAACATCAAGTCAATGGACATTGAAAGATTTAGCCAAGTAGTACAAAACTTAGAAACAGTAACTGATCTAGGAGTTAATGGTACAAACGTTCCTACAAATCAACCTATTAGAAATAGTACACTTCCTCTCATTGCATTAGGTAACGGTGAAAAGGGTAGGTATACTACTTGTGATTTTTTTGGAGCAATGTCAGGACTTTCATATGACTGGAGAATATTAGAAGGGTATATTAAGAGTTTACAAACTGCAAAGTTGTTTAAAATATACAATGAACTATACTTAGCAATAACTTGGGAACAAGCCACATTCAATGTAACTACAGAACAACAAGCAGTTGAAACAAGTCCTGAATCAGGTGTATACACATGGCAATATAGAATCACTAGCACCACTCTGACTGATTCAGGCGGTGGTTATGGAAGAAACGGAGCACCGGGCCCGGGCGGTGATTACACCTTTAGTGACGGTACTCTTGCTAGTTCCGGTGGAGTACTTCTTACATGTAATCCTGATACTAATCCTAGCAATGCACCAAGTACATATGGTAGAATAGTAAACTTAAATTTATCATCCGTACCCGGATCATGGGTGACTTATGGTACAGGTGGATCAACTCCTGCTAATCCCGGAATTCAATATCGTTTACAGGCACCACCTGTTACATATATTAGCTATCCTTATACTGGTGGAACTAATTCTCCTTTTGGTACAGCTGGATGGCCTACTATGAACTCTGTGATTCAATCTTTGATAAATGATGCTAATACTGAAATTGCATCTATTGCAACTAATAACCCTGCACTAACAGTTACAACTAATAAGTTGTATAATGTATTTGGTAAGCACATGAGATTAGAACAAAATGCTAGAAGTCTAGGATTGAGACAAGAAACATATTTACCTGATCTAGATACTATCGTTACTGAGATTTATGGATTTATGGAAAGTCTGAATGGTTATGCTATGCAGACAGAAAAATGGGGTCCTGTACAAAACTTAGAAGCTATAACTGATACTTCTAAAGTAGGTGGTAACAGTATGATTGGTAGTATGCGTGAAGTACGTAATGCACATCGATTAGGACTCACGGGGGCTGAACAAGATAATGAAGTAGGTATCGAGAAATTATCATTGCCTAGAGTCAATGGATCAGTACCGACAACTACTAAAACTGATCCTGTGACAGGCAATACTATCACAGTACCATTAATCACTACTAGCCCTCTCATTGGCATACCTATCGTTACAGGCGGGCCAGGCCCAGTCGGTCCACCATATGGCGATGTTGTCATAACAGGTTCAAGTAATACTGAAACAATACCAAATGATTCGGATATTGTTTCACCGTATCCGGTCGTTAACCCAAATACAGGGAATCCGAATACATCGCCGTGGACTACATTGGTCCCATCTTCGATAGATTTAATTAATATTACTGATATCGTAAAACCGTCAATTATTACGCCATCTCAGGCAATCGATGAAGTTGTACTATGTAACTGCGATTGTTGGGACGATATAATCTAAACCAAAATAATTGACATTAGTCCTCACATAGTGCATACTATGTACAGAAAAGGAGTATATATGAAAAATATAGCCTTAAGTGCCACTAAGATATTTTCAATATTGATTGTTGCATTTACATTAATTATCGTACTTATTAATATAGGTACAGAACCAGCAGAAGTAGCAGAAGTAGCAGAAGTAGAAACAGAAGTTATAGAAGCTAAACCAGTTGACAGTAAACAATTAAAATGTTTAGCTGAAAATATATTCTATGAAGCCCGGGGAGAAAGTGTTACTGGTAAGGCTGCGGTAGCTAGAGTAGTAATGAATAGAGTAAATCATGGTTTTGCCAGCACCCCTTGCAACGTAATATATCAAGTAACAACAGTAACCAAGATTAATGAAGAAACACTAGATGAATATAAAGTTAGGCTATGTCAGTTTAGTTGGGTATGTGAGAATAGACAAAAAATAAATGTCAATGATCCTAAATATATACAAGCAATGGATATTGCTTATCAAGTGTTAGCTTACGATGCATACCATGATGTACTGCCACGTAGTGCATTGTTCTTTCATAACTTAACAGTCGATCCATTCTGGCCATATAAACAAGTAGCACGTATAGGTAATCATATTTTCTATAGTAAGCAGAAAGTGAAAAAAAATGATAAGCAGAAGTCCTCAGAGAGGAACATTTAGTATGGAACGTTATGAGAAAAAACTCATAGATGATCCCATGGATGCAACAGCACAAAATATGATAGATTTTTATAAATCTCATAAGCAAATGAAGTTAGAATTAGAAGAAACCGACGAGTGGCGAACTGACAATATGG